TATCAATATTCTGTTTGAATAATTCTTCGGCAAGCTGTTCTGAAAATGTATCAAAATCTTTAGCAGTCATTAACTCTTTTAACTTATTTTCATATTCAATACTTATAAAATGATACTGGAGCAATTCCTTGGCTAACCATTGTAATGTAAGTGTTGTTTCATCTTTGTCTTCAAGATTAACATCACTTAAAGTATTAAACAAATATTCGCGAAATGAAATCATCAGATAACTCCTTCTAAATTTATTTTTGCATATACATCTAAATATGTGCTATCAAAACTATCTTCAACACAATCTAAAAACCATGATTGAGATTTAATTATGTTATCACAGTCATAGGCAGACCAATTTCCTGCTCCTAACCTACAATGGATATATAAAACATCATCTCGTCCGCAATATTTATTCCATATTTTATACTGATTATAAACTCTCTTTTTCGATTGTTTTAACACATATTTAAATGCTTTCCGTTTTTTACCATGTACTTTATCCCATTTAATATAAATGGGTTCAGTATGCATCTTTCGACCATTGTGCTCTTCATATTCTAAATATCTTTCAGCTACCATATCCGTATATGCAGACATAGTTATCCAACAAGCATTAAGTCTAAATCCACACCTACATAGATTATCACAAGCATATAAACCATATGATTTAGCTAAATCATCCATTTCTTCTTTGGTTATAGGTTCTTCATCCTTCATTAACCTTAACCCCCGAAGTCTTGGGATAGAAATATTATTATCAGTCATTATTTGTTCAAGATTAGGTATCTGACCATAAGCATATAAATCCATATTATTCTCCGTCTTGTAATTGCATTAAACAATTAAAATCACATTTCATATAATGAATCAATTTTGTACAAGGAATCTCGATAATTCTGTACCCATCTGAAATAGATTTTACTCCTACAGATTTTTTTCCATCATCTTTCATCTTTTTAATAGTGCTGATGGGAATATAATATACTTTATCTTTTTCATTAAGCCACAATATAACTCCCACCCTAACTCCGGGTTTTCCCATTTCCTTAATCATTTTATCATATTGTGTAATGTTAGTAAAGGGTATAGATGCACCTTTATGAGTTTTACATTCAATAAAAAATTGATTAGGATAATTATAACAGATAAAATCTGATATAGTACTGATATTGGTATACCCGCTTGTAACATCATACAAGCGGGTAATCGTTGCCTTTGGGAAGGTTTCTATCCAGTCAATCTTAAATCTTTCTTCAAATTTTTTACCGATGTTCATCATGCTACACATTCAGGAATAACATTAGTTAAATGCGAATACTGTATTAAGATAGAAATCTCATTACCGAATTTTAATGTTATAGTTTCATCTTTTACTGCGTCTAATGTGGTTTTAATATCTCGGAAATCTAATACTACAGTAGTTGTGTCCGTGGGTGCAGATGAACCATCAAGATAAGTTAATGTTTCAACATTTACACCGAGTTTATCATAAATAGTTACTCCCTTATCTGTAAATTCAAATTTTCCATAAGGTTGCGGATACATATCTCTAGGCATAAATACTAATAACCTTTCGATTGCATTAGAGAGATGCTCCTTATTCAAGACTACGCTATACGGGTACTTTGCTACAGCCATTTCCCTAATTACATCTTTAGGTACAGTATTTATAAGTGTATTATTGCTGGGTACTCTTGTAATCACTTGAAATCCTGAATCTGCAATTCCCAGCATTTTTATTGTTACCCCTGATATTGTACTATTACCAAAGGTCCAATTTACATTGTCTTCAGTAAATACTTTGAATAAATTTACTATTTTGGGGGAAAGCAAAGTAGGAACATCTTCTGAAATAGCAAAATCATTTACACAAGCACCAGTAGTAAATGTAATACAACCTTTACCATCAAGATAATATAATTTTTGAACGGGGTTTTTAGTTTCCCCTTTAAGCAACTCTTTTGAATTATATGTTAATATACTTAACATATTTGCTTTTGAAATAGTTGTAGTCTTTTCAACAGTATCGATAGAAAGAGGTGGTATTTTTAATAACACATCATCTTCAAATATCATAGGCAGTTTATATTTTCCGTTTGCAGATATGACAACTGCCTCATCTACAATGGATAACTCTACGAATTCAGTTGAAAGCTGACTTATCAACTTAAAAAATACATCTGCAGTTACAGTAGCATTAAACTCTTCATTGTCGATAGTTTCAACTATAGCAGTAATATAATATTCATAATTTGTTAATGCTATTTGTAACTTATTTTCTGATGCATTTGCTACTAGTTCAAGTGCATTCGTGACAGTATTGATGCCATCTGAATCAAGAGCACTTGATAGTTTGACACACACATCTTGTAGATTAGACAATTTTAATTTCATAGTTCCTCCTTAAATATCTTTTCTTTTGTTCGGCACAAAATTCTTTATGTCCTCAATAGAATTAAGTTTATAATAATGTGAATTAGACTTTACTGCAGCTATGCTACAATTAGGGTTTGCATAGAATACAATGCGAGCCTTATTCCGCCACTTCCACTCATCAGCATTATCTGGGTTAAAATATGGGTTAAAGGTTTTCAAATAGTTATGCTCATTGAATTCCTCTCCTGTACTTACCAACTTATAAACATCTTTAACTCGTTCATTAGGCCCACGTTCAATAGTTGCTAAACTCTCATCTTTTGCTCCAAGAACATACACTAAAGCATGTTCAAACTTTGTATGCAAAGTTTTATCATAGTTGGTATGCTCTTTAGGCGGTATGTGCTTACTCTTTTTACGAGTTAATAACTTATCTATAGAAGTAGTTTCAGACACATCTTTCGTTGTAGCAATTATTTTAGATGTAAATGTTGACTCTTCTGTAGTGGGTGTGTCTATTTTAGGTGACTCTGCGGTACGACCATTTCTGATTCCCTTGAACACATCCATAAATTTTTCAAGAATCTCAAATTCATCATATCCATCTGCTAATAGTGTAAGCATAAACTGCTCGAAAAAATCATCCCATGAGTTATCAAGTTTACTTTTCATAGTGTACCTCCTTATATATTATCACTACAAGTATATGATACACCATTTTACATAATTTGTAAATACCTTTTTATATATTTTTTTATACACTATTATATATTAAGAATTTTAGATAATTGCTCTGGGGTGCATTCAGTATGATTATTACATAATAAATTAAAGTTATGATTCAAAGTATCAAATTCTTTCTTTATTTCTGCTTGATAAACATCATAATACCAAGCAGGAAAAGAATCTGTATCACATTTCATTGGAACTTTAACTTCAGGTAAAGCACTATCTATCATTTCTTGTGATAATAATTCTTTAACTCTTTCTGCATTTTCAATAGGACATTCCCCGATAAGTTCATCATGAACAGCAATTAATAGTTTAAATCCTAATTCTCTTAATTCTTCATTATTATATACATTAATCATAGCTCGTTTACTCATAGAGGCTGCCCCACCTTGAATACGAGCATTTACACACTGCCGTTCTGCTTGAGCTATAAATCCTGAATTATCTTTAATTGAAATCCCAATTTGAGATGCTTCCTTTTTTATGTTATCTATTTCTGATTTATATTTAGCATTATTTAGTTTAGTTTTATAGGTATTAATAATGCCTTCATTATTAGGATTATATTTACCAGTTCCGCCAATTAATGGATTAAATGTTGTTACTGAATTTTTATATGTTACCTCATACTTTTCTCTTAATAGGTCAGGTAATCTTCTTCTTCTCCCCCAAATATCTTCTACATATCCTCGTTGTTTTGCTTCTACTTGAGTATTAGACATCCATTGTTCCACTTTAGGAAACTCATTGAAAAATCCATTTTTAATATCATTAGCTTCTTCAAAAGAACAGTTCAACTGTTCTGCTATAGATTTTGTACCCCTTCCGTACATGAGCCCAAGCAAAAGTGATTTTACTGATGTTCGCCTATGTTTTCCATCAGGTTGTATTTTTTTAGTTATGGGGTTAAACTCAAGATTATCTTCATAGTTATTATGATACACTTTAGAAGCAATCATAGCATATAAATCTTTTCCTTCTTTATACGCATTTACCATATGCTCATCACCAGAATAGTGAGATAACAACCTGGGCTCCTGTTGGGAGAAGTCCCCTCCAACTAAAACATTTCCAGGAGCGGCAATGAACATCATTCGTATTTCATTATTGTGTGATGGAATGTTTTGCAAGTTAGGGTCAGATGAACTAAATCTACCAGTATCTGCACCGAATTGATTAAAGTGTGCATGAAGCCTACCGTCAACAGGAGACACACACTCTGGTAATTTATCTATGTATGTATTGATAAGTTTCAATAATCCTCTAGATTGTAGTATTAATTTACAAATAGGTAAATCAATTTGATTAAGTATTTCTTCTCCTGTTCCTCGTGGAGTTTTTTTATCTACTACTGGTTGTTTTAAAATATCATATAATAATATTGCCAGTTGAGTAGTTGAAGACCACTTAACTGGATTTTCTAATTGTTCATTTTTAGATTTCTGGGGTTTACCATTTTTAATTTCTTTATAATTGGCTTCAGGAGTTAATCTCCAATTAGCAATTTGAGTAGCATATTTTTTAAGTTCTCTATCTATCTGTAGTTGTACATCATCATATAATTTATGATATTTTTTAGATAATCTTTCAGAATATTCGTTATCAATACACACCCCAGCCAATTCCATTTCTGCAACTACAGGAACAACTGGCATTTCAATTGTAGAAAATAAATTATATAAACCTTGATTTTCTGGTTTGTTAAATTCATTTAATTGATACTCATACAACTTATATGTCATAAAAGCATCAGTTGCAGCATAAAGTGCAAACAGTTCAGGCTCAACAACTGCATATTCAATTTTTTCAAATAATCCCTCTATTGAATACTTCTCAATACTAGAATCTATTTTCTCAATATACTGTTGTTTTAGTCCTGCTCTTTCAAGTTCATTAAGAACCTTTGCACCAATCATAGTATCCCAGTCAATATGTAATGCAATATTACAAGTACATTTGAGAACCTCATAATCAAATTTGCCGTTGTGCATTATAATTTTAGTTGTATCTAATCCAGATAACTGTTCTTTTATTTGTTCTTCTGTAACTTGCCAACTAAACTTTTCTTTAGTTTTTATATCAATGTGATTAACAGGAATATATGCGTTCTTCATTCCTGGTGTATATAAACAAAGACCCATAATTTTACATGAAATTGGGTCTAAAGAATTATTTGTTTCTGTATCTACTGCAATAACACCATTCTTTATTGCCTTATCAATATAAGATTTAAATTCATCATAAGATTTAATAACAACAGTATTTTCAGCATATGAACCTAATACTCTGTATACTTCTTGACGAATCAACTTAAGTTTATCTTCAATGGATACTTTTTTAGATTTTAATATTTTATCACTTGAAACTACCTCTACCTTTTTAGGATTAGAAGTTTTTTCAATTATTTTTTTTGTTGATGGTTTTTTAACCTCAAAAGCTTCTCCCCACAAACTTGACATAAAATCCTCCTAAAAAGTGCAAAATATAATGGGGGGACTAATAGCATCCCCCCACAAAACGAAAGGAGTTAAATCAATAATATCTTACTGGTCTACTCATAGTCGGTGTAACAGTAGGAACTTCCTGCATAGGGACATCTTGAACTGGCGTATTCCAAGGAGGCACATCCGTTTGAGATGTAGGGACAGTTTGTGGAGTATTTGGAGATGGCATAGGAAATTCTCCAGTAAGAACAAATTGATTTATATCTTCAAATGATTTATTCATAATCATTCCACCGAGAACATTAAAGCCATCAAATGCACTAAAATCTTTAACATACATTTGGTCGCTATACAGCTGGGGGTTAAGATTCGGAATAATATCATATTTAGTATCAAGTCCATCTCCGTGTCTTACAATTTTACAAACAATATTAGAAAGAGGACCATAATTATCTAAATAAGATTTAAGTTGAGGTGCATATGAGTAAGCAGGTCTGTCCCAAACAACTGCTTTAGGAACAATCTGTCCATTCTCATTCACATACTGAATCATCTTAATATACATTCTCTGTTGTACCTTTTCTCCCTTAGCACACAGAGGACACATATTAATGGGGTCTGTTTTAGGATTATTTCTCAAACAAGATACCCTTCTGTTAGGATATGATGACTGACCAATCGTAACGGGGTGTACGGTAAAAATGTCAAAATCATCAACTGAATTGATAACAAATCTTACTATTGCCTCTTCCCCATTTTTGATTGCAAAGAATCCTACCTTAAATCCATCTGGATTTGAATTTGCTGCAGTATTAACATCTGCATAAGTTTGTCTTGCCATAATTTTCATCTCCTTTGATTATATGTTAGGCATTAAGTTATATCTACAATATGTATAATATCACATATTAAAATCATTGTAAATACATATTTTCAATTTTTCAATATTTTACTTTTCTTAAGTATATCATAAAATTCATCAGGGGTACAACTAGCTACATCTTTTCCTATCGGCATCACTATTTCTGTAATCATTTTATCTTTTGATAAACCATTTTTCAAACGCATTGCTCCATGCTGTCCTGCTAAATCATTATCATACATAAGTATAAAATGCCGAATACCACTATCATCTAATAATTTTATTTGTTCATCAGTTGTTCCTGCACCTAATAATGCAACTGCAGGGATGCCTCTGCTCCAAGACACTAATGCATCTATCTGCCCCTCGCACACTACTACTTGAGTAATATTTTCTTTTTTAATATAATTAAGTAAGTATACGGGTTTTTCCATATTCTTTGGTATGTAAAATTTTTTACCCGTAACACTTCTTTCTGTTATACCGACAAGATTTCCTTTATCATCCCAAACAGGCATCGTTATAGAATCAGTATCTGCATTATATCCTATTTTAAATTTTCTTATTATATCTTCAGAAAGACCTCTTTGAAATTGATATGGATGAAAATATGAATATTGTTCTAAAATGCTTTCATCTAAATATTTATCAACAGATTTAGATGACTGTTCAAAATCATCTAAATACAATCTTCTATCTTCATATTTACTTGAAAAATTCTCAATAAGCCATTGCTTTCCTTCTTCATAAGAACAATCAAGAACTTTAGCAACAAGCTTATATAAAGGACCCTTTTCATCACAGGTAAAACAATTGTAAGTACCGAATGTAATATTAGGATTATCTGTTCTATTATAAACAAAACAAGAAGGTTTATTTTCTTGTCCATCTTTGTGAAATGGACAAGTTATAGAAATATTATCCCCCTTGCTCTTTATTTGCCGAAGATATTTACCCTCACAATCTACCTTAAGTTTATTAAGAATATCTTCAGCATCTGTATCTATTATTCTATTATATAATACTAAATTCATTTCTTCTATTAAAGGTCATCATCTCAACAGAATGCAATAGTCATTAATTCGTTGTGCTTGTATAGGCTCTACCACTTTATATTCTTCCCAATACTCCCACTCACCTTCATAACTATCATTACATTTACCTGTAATGTCATAAATATCATCACCTATTTTACAGGCAAAATGATTTTCTACATTATTTATCATTAATTCACTTTGAGGAAATCTAGTATGTAAAATATGAGCAAACCAGTAACAATTTCCTACTGTGAAGCACTCAACAATCTGTTCACCAAATCTACTGAAATAACTTATAAATTGTTCTATCTCATTCATTAAAACATATCCTCTTCATATTCTTCAAGTAATTCATTTGCACCTTGTCCATCAAGTGCATTATTTTCTTCAGGAATATACTGAAATATTCCTTTATCAAAATCAACTGCATAAGATAAATCTTTCATATTTGCAGAATCCCTTGATTTAACTAAATGCATTTTAATTATGCCGTCTTTCTGCTCAAAGAACAACACAATAGTACTATCTTGTGCAATTCTATCTGATTGCGCCACATGTTCAAGTCCTACACCGTTTTCTGTACTTGTTCTATTTTGTTGAGAAACAGATATAATAGGAATTTGTTTAAGTACTTGTAAATTCTTTAAATCTTTTGAAATATTACTTGCCTTTTCTACTGGATTTTTTGCTTTCCTATCATCTTCAAGAAGTGAGTGCTGGTCAACAAATAATACATCAAGATTGTCTTTTTCAATAAAAGCTCGTAATGCAGTAACACCAGCAGGTCCACCCAACATATTAGGTGTTAATACTTTAATTACTCCTGGGTATTTTTCAGGTAATGAATCAAGAAATTTCTTATACTCATTTTGAATTTCTCTTTTACCTTTAGTCAATGCAGTATTTGAGATATGACCGATAAGTGTATCTATTCTATAGCCTACCTTTCTTTCACTCATTTCTCCTGAATAAATACCGACTCTTAATCCCTGCTCTGCGGCTGCACAAGCACATTTAATTAATATCCAAGATTTACCCATATTAGAACGAGCGACAATAGTTGCTAATTCTTCTTGTCTATCCCAACCACCTATAATATGGTCGAGTTCAGGAAATCCTGTTTTTATAAAATACTTTTTCCAGTCTTCTGTTCTATCTATATATGCATCATATCTTGAAGTATCTCGTAATATATCTACACTCTCAATATGTCTTGCTTTAGACATATCTTCCATTGAGTTAAGGTATAAATTTGTTGCGGCATCAATATTACCTAAATTAAACTGCTCTCTTATTTTATTAAATAATTCAGCGAGTTTTCTTGAGTTTCTATCTTCATAAAGTTTATCAATAAGATAACTTGAAGGTTCAGTTACATTAAGAACATCAAAATCAGGAAACTCAGAAACAAAAGTAACTAAATCAGGAATTGTTCCGTAATCAGTATAATGCTTAAGAATAAAATTATATTCTTTCTTATAGTCTGAAAAAAACTCATCTGTCAAATTATTAAGCGTAATTAAAGAACTATCTTTAGTTGCAAGAAGATAATTTAATACTTGCTCCTGTATCACTCATTCCACCCCCTCTTATCAGAACCATTAAAGCAAACAGCAGTAGATAAACCTACAATTCTGCTTGTAAGTCTTGCACCTAAATAATCTGTTAAATCTAATGGTGAAATATTTGAGGTGAATATATTGCTTTTCTTATTGTCTATTCTTGAATCTATAATGGAAATCATTTGTTCATGTTCATACTCACTTGCGGATTTAGTTGCTATGTCATCCCAAATAACTAAATCAGCACTATTTGCATTCTCATTTATATGCTGTATGTATTCACTCCTTTTGTCAATATTCAACTTAAGTTCCCTCATAAATTTTGGAACATTTATAAATAAGGCTCTGCAAGTCAAATCAGAGGGAGCCCATATTTTTGAAATATATGCCTGCATAAACTTTATTGCCCAACTTGTCTTTCCATTTCCCGTGATGGGGGAATATATATATAAATTCTTTCCTTGCGCAACAAAATCAAGAATATCTTGTTGATATTCCCGTAATTGTAAGTAAGGACCTTCATCTATTCTGTTTTCATCAAGCCTTAACTTTATCGGTTTTCTTTGGTCTTGTGATAATAATGACTGATTATATAATTCATTAAGTTTATAAAGTCTAATACAGAATAACTCTGTACAAGAGTTCTGTTTATACTTTTTGCACCCCTCTTGAACATAACAATCAGCATTAGTAATAAGTTTCTTTTCCATGTTTTTAAAAATAATCTTTACTTAATATATGTGTGATGTTTGTTTGAATCGTTGTTTTAACACTATCATTTTTATGTAGTTCATCA